GCAATTCTGATTAGACCGTCAACTATATCATCTATGTGTGTAAAATCTCTTCTTTGTTCACCATCACCGACAATTGTAATAGGGTGGTTTTTTTCTACTTGACTCCTCCACAATCCAATGACCGCCGCCATGTGTGAATCAACCAATTCACCTGGTCCATACACATTATAGAAACGAACTATTTCAGAATTCAGACCAAACACTCGTTTTTCCATTTTGACCCATACTTCTCCCATATATTTACTCATAGCATAAGGTGAAAGTTCTGGATTGTGGTGTTTAGATGAAGAACCGGCATAAATTAATTTACAACCATTTTTCACCGCATATCTAACTACTTGTTTTGTTCCATCAACATTAACTGAGAATGTTGTGTATGGGTTTTCAAATGATGGTTGAATCCTACTAAGTGCAGCTAAATGAAAGATGTATTGATAAGGTTTATCTTCCATATTGTCCATCGCTCTAATATCCCCACCCAAAAAATTACACCCTTCAGGTATCTTGGCTTCTTTACCAATCGAAAGGTTGTCAATTACATCTACATCATAACCCTTTTTTATCAACTCCAAGGTGAGTGCGTGTCCAATAAATCCACACCCGCCGGTAACCAATACCTTTTTCATCAGTTTTTCCAAATTGTTTCGTTTATGTTTTCTTTGTGTCCAATGAATCTCGCCAAGACAAAAAAGTAATCACTCAATCTATTCAGATACATCGAAATTGGATGGAGTTTGATAAAGTTATCCAGTACTTTACAATCCAAAACTTCAATCTCTACCCTTCTCGCAATTGTTCTACAAATATGTGCGGTTGAAACAGCTCTACTGCCTTTGGGTAATATGAAATTTTTCAAATCAGGTAATTCTTTATTCATACCATCCATGGCGTCCTCAAGAAACTTAATATCATCTTGTGTGACCTCAGTCAAAGGGGTATCATTATCATTGATAATCATTGAACCCGCGTTGAAAAGATTCCATTGGATTATTTCGAAAATACCATTAACGTCAAATATCTCACTTCTGAGTAATCCCACGAATGAGTTGAGTTCATCTAACGAACCCACAGCCTTGATTTCTTGAATTGTTTTAGGAACTCTTCTTCCTGACAACAGACTTGTTGTCCCGTCATCACCTTTTTTTGTGTATACTTTGTTTGCCATACACAAATAATATAAAATTATTTTGGAGTTTCAACTGATTGCTTAGATTGTGCAATCTTTTCTAACAATTTCTTTCTGAATTCCTCAGACAACATCTTTAGAAACTTGATGTAAGGCGCATCTTCTCTTTCAGGGTCGTATTTGTAAGAACCTGAAGGAGGTCTTTTACTCCTTCCGAGATAATTGAGACCTGAGATGTTTGTAATACACTTATGTCCTCCTGATTGAGATTGAATTAAATCCCATGCGTTAATTCCAATCTTGTCCAACATTTGTCTATGTTCTTCAGATAGTTCTGTAAATGGAACATCCATCATATCTTTGATGTGTTCGAGAGCTTTCTCACCTCCGTCCATCATCATAAACTTCCCACCATAAAGAGCATCAAAATCTTTAAACGTGAACCCCACACTTTCGGGACCGACTGAAGTTTCGCTAATCCATTTAATAGTCGATAACGGTATTTTCTTTTCTTTTAGTTGAGATTCCCATTTCCCGAGAACTTCTTGGGCGATTTCCCCAAGGTTAACACCTTTAAGCTCCCTCTCCTTTTTGAACGGATTACAAGAAACTTGTAATAGTCCAAGCGGCCATGCCATGATAAGAAAGTCTGCCTCAGGATTATTTCTAAATGGGGTATACCTATCATATGACCCAGGTTTAAACATACTACCTCCACCGTATTGGAAAATAATATTGTCGCTGACTTTCGGAAAGTCCTTCATTGCTTGCGCGTATTCTTCTGCATTTTTTTGTAATTCTTGTGGTTTAGGTGAATTTGCGGCTTTCATCCAAGATTTTATATTTGTTAATATTGAAAGTAATGATGGCTCTGAGTCCATAACTAAACCTTCCAAAAAACCTGGTTTGTTTTTGAACGCTAATAGTAATTTGTTAATTACGAAACCCAATAGAAGTTTGTTCCTTTGTAATGAAGTTTCTTTGTCGAATCTGTAAAGATAGTTTACAACCTCCTCAGGTGTTATACCATGTTTTGCGAAGTCCGCTGAGTCTACAGTATTGATTAACAAGATATCTGAGCTAGGAAATAAATCTTTTGGTGAAACAACTTGTGATATTGTTTCAACATTTGAACGGGCTTGTCTGAATGATTTCGATGTTTCTTTCTCAGCACCAACTTGTTTGTCGTGGTGGTCTGTATGAATCTTGAACATCGGTTTTCCGTGCGCAAAATCAACAAGAACAGGCATCACATCACCTTCAGCATCATTCTTTTTAACAGCAAATTCTTTATCACCATATTGTATGATGTGAGCGCCTATAACATCAATACCATTGCTTTCGAGGTATTTCTTCATAGCAATGGCTGTGGTAACACCATCCAAGTCTTGGTGAAAATAGATTTCGGCCTTGGGATATCTCTTCCTCAAAGCCGAAATGTCTCTTATACCCGTCTCTGTTATTAATTTTTTACGCACGATGCACAAACATTTCTATTCTTCCTTTGTCGTTCACAAACATTTCTAGACCTTGGAAATACTTTCCTTTGTCTAAAGGTGAAACACTACCCATTGTTATTTTGTCCCCTTTTTTCATTTCAATAATTGTTGAAGGGGAAAGTTTTGTTCCTTTTGAAATGATTTTTCCACCAGTTTTAGGTGTGCCTTCTACGAAGAATACTTTGTAGTCTCTTTTTTTTGCTTCAGGAAAATCGCATACTGCTTTTCCTATAGAACCTTTAACACCCATCGATGTTTGTTCTAGAATGACTCTTTTAACAATCTTTGTTAAGTCCGCCTCTGTGAGTCTAATTACTTTTCCCATATTAATATTTTAAAGTTAGTAAGTATTTTGATTTATTTTCAGGTCTACCATATTTACCCATCATAGTTTCTGTAAACTCATCGATAAGGGCACCTAAACCATCATATATCTCACCGTAAAGTCTATGTTTAGCATCTCCAAAAGTTTGCCAATGTAAAAATTTCCATTGTAATTGGATTTGCACTAATTTTTTTATTAATTCTTCTTTCATTAGATTGTTTCTATATAAATATGTTGACAATAAAAAAAGGGGTTAATTAACCCCTTCTTCAAAATTTAATTTAGATTGTTTCTTTTTATCAACAAAATGTTGAACTCTATCTTTTGCAACTTTGGAATAGTTTTCGCTCAATTCAATCCCTATCCATCTTCTACCACTTATCTCCGCAGCACATAAACTAGTTCCACTACCCGTGAATGGGTCAAGAACAACATCATTCCTGTAAGTAAGGATTTTAATAGCTTTCATTGGTATGTCCATTGAGAAGGTTGCCTTTGTCATCTGTTTAGTATCAGCAAAATAATCCCACTGACCATAAACTAAATCCATAAACTCTTTCTTGTGCTCTTCTTGATAAACTGTTTTCTTTTTTATTGTTCCATCCTCTTGTTCAATATCTACAATTTCACCAACCCATTCAGGTTCTCCTTTTATTTTTTTAATGTGAGTCTTCTTGTATGCCAACAATACACATTCTTTTGGATTATAAATGTAAGGCGCTGATGGAGACATCCATGAACCCCAAGCGGTTGTCTTACTCCTATGTGGCGAATCTTCTTCTAAATCTACAATACCATAAAACTTATAACCAATGTTCTTCATTATTTGCCACAATTCAGAAACCATTAATATTCTTCCTCCCTTGTCTTGTCTGTTAATCTCATATGGAATATTCAAGGCAATTCTTCCGTCGTCTTTCAAAACTCTATAAGCCTCTCTTAACCAACTTGCACTGAAAACTTTATATTGTTCAAACTCCAAATCATCATTGAACGTGTCATAAGCAATTCCGACACCGTAAGGTGGTGATGTCACTATCAAATCCACAGAAGCCTCTGGCATGTCAGCCATAACTTTAATACAATCCCCATTAATAACCTTTCCGATGTAATTTTCCATTATAATTTTCCCTCTTGTTTTAATTGTTCTCTAATTTTAGTCGCAGATATTTCACTGACTTCTTGTGGTGGTATGTGTTCAATAATATCGTATCCAACACCTCTTCCGAAGTTTACTGACTCGATATCAGGTATCACCATTATCTTCACTCTTTCTTTACCAACCAATTGCCAAAGTTCTTTTTTTATATTTGATTCTACTTCAGCAGCACTATATGGATTTTTTTCATCAGGCTCAATATCTCTTATACAAATCAAAACATTCTTACCTTCTTGAAGTCTTTGGTCAATCAACCATCTGTGTTTTGGGTCTCCTTCAACGTGAATTTTTTGCATATTCTAAAAGTTTTTTAACCGACTCTTCAACGGTTTCATTTGTTGTATCAAGGTCAAAGTAGTTTTCAACAGGTTGTTGATATTCACTTACAAAGTAATTTTCCCTACCTCTAATCTCAGTTGTGTGAACAAACACCTCGATAAGATTATTACCAATCTTTTCTTTGAACTTATCTCTTTGGTCTTTGTATGGAGAAACTAAAGAAACAACAACATCTTGACCTTTTTTGTGAAGATACTGAGCAATTTGTTGTGCTAGTTCAACGTTTTTTCTTCTGCCTGTTTCAGAATAATCTTTATTCTCGAACAGGTCCCTCAGGTCATCACCATCAATATGAAACACCCCAGGTTTATCCCAAAGAATTCTTTTACAAATAGTTGTCTTACCTGAACCAGGTTGTCCTGTTAACCAAATAATCATTTTTCTAAGTTTTTAATTTTTCTACCCAAATAAAAAGCCGCCTTTTTCAAATCTTCAAGTTCTTTTGTTTCATCTTTCTTGCCCGCCCTTGCAACATACTTTACTACATTGAAAAGATATGCGTCATAATCTAATCCCCAAGCCTCACAAACCTTGATTACTTCATATGGATTATCTACCCCACCATAGTGAGATGGTCCATTTACCATTTCTTTTACTTCCTCTATTTGCATATTTTATTATTTTATATCGAGAGTTTTATTTTTTCCAAGAGTTTTTATCATATCCAAACAAATCAAAATACCTTGACATTCTATAGTATACTATA